CTAAAGCCTACACCTGTGCCGCACATCAGTACATACATAAGCTCGTCAAAGCTACGTGGTGAATCAATGTGTAGGTAGCTACAGTTAAACCCTGCTACGTTATCCTTGTTCAGTGCCTCACCTGCTGTCATCATACAGCGCATACTAGGCATGACCTCTAGGTTAAAGATAGCATTGAATAACTTAAGTGCTTCCTTCTCATTTATCTGTCCACGGTCTTTCCAGAAGTCTACGTATCTGTTGACTGTCTCATCCCAACGCTCTCGTCTACCTTCTTCTGGTAGCCAACGTGCGTACCTGCTCTTGTGTATAAACTGTTGATACTGATCCACTAGTTATTCTCCTCTGTTACTATTGCTGTTAGTTTGTGTAAGTACCAACCTGCCTTCTGTAAGTCCTGTACCTGCTTACCCTTGTAGTCATAACGCCACAGGTACTTCATGCAATTGCCCTTGAGATAGCCTTTGAATGCAACACTGGACATGGACTCCTCTATTGCATCAATACACTCTATGTTGCCTGTGTTGTAATGGCTTGGGTTATTCACTGGGTCTAACTCTTTAGCTTCTTCCTCAGCAGGTTTAGCCCAATGCTCTAGCCCTGTCTTGGTCACTCTGTCCCACTCAGCGGGGCTTACGTCATTCAGTCTCATCGTCAAAGTCCTCTGCTATTCTGTCAAAGTTTCTAATTATCCTACGTTCAAATGCCTCTACTAAATCGTATGTCGTGATTGATAATAATTCACAAGTCAACTCTTCATCCAGATGCAATACTAATTTCTCTTTAAGCTCCTCTAGTGTCATAGCCATTATACTTTCTTCCTTTTAATATAACGTGTTAGTTCTTTGGCAGTCTCAATGGTGAAGTGTTTGAATCCTTCTTTGTCACACCACTCTCCCATTGTTATCTTGCCACCCTTACGTACCTTCTTGCTAGGGTTTGACAACACAAAGACTAACTCCCACTCTGGCATTGAGTCTCGTATGGCGGTATACTTCTGAGTATCCCCGACCCTAAAGAAACCTTTGCACTCTATCAGTATTGCCTTATCCTCGTGAACAAAGTCCGGTAGGTACTTCTTGTGTACTGTGTAAGGTAAATCATAAGGCTCAAACTTGTACTGTCCGTCTAGCTTCTCTGATAAATCCTTCTCAAGTCCTGATCTAAAAGCCCGTTTCATCTAGCGTGATCTCCTCTACTCTTGGTTCATTAACTACATCAACTAAGAACTTAGGGCCAAATGAATACTTGAACACCCTCATGTTAGGATAGCAATGCTCTTTAAACTGACAGTAAGAACAGCCTATCGCTAACTTCATGTTGCCTGACTTGCCATCAGGTACTGGATCATAACAATACTCAGTTGGCTCATCTCCCTCAACAAGCTGCTTGATGTGCTTGACCCTAGCAACAATAGGCTCCTTGAGTTTCTCACTGTCTGTGTTCTCAAGGTCATACTTAAGATAAGTCAAGTGACCGTTGGCTTTATCCATAGTCAGCCAACCTACCTGTGTCTCACCACAATCGTGGGCGTAGGCTTTGATCTGATCTATGTAACCAAAGGAATCATCATCAACTAGGCTACCATCCTTGAACTTCTTAAACCCAAAGCTACTGGCAGACTTAACGTCAGTCACTACGCCATCTATCTTGCAGTCCATGTGACCAACTACACCTTCTACCTTGCACACCTTCTGCTCGTCAGTAACTGTATGTCCTGCCATGCGAGTCAAGAACAACAGCATCTCCTCAATCAAGTGACCGTACATAAACTTGATGTAGGTATGTGGTAGCAGCTTCTCTCCATCCGTACCGTTAAAGTGATTCCAAAGATAGCGGTCAGTGCGGCCAATGTTCGACAAGCGTAGCTTGCGGTTATCCTCTCGCTTCTTCCGACCAAACTCAGTACGCATCAGTGCCTTGACGCCTTCACCAAACTTCTCTATCTCTGCCTCCACATCTACAGATGGGTCAGCGTCCTTGCTTTCCATCAATGCGTAGATGTCCTGTACTACAGTGTCCGTTGTCTTTTCTTCTATGCCCTCAGCCATACACCATCTCCTAAATAAACATCACCAAAGTCATCAGCCGCATCACATAAGTCATTAAGCATCATAGCGGAACCGTGTAGCTCAGAATGTATAGCGTCTATTGCTTCCATTGCCTCTTCTGTACTACACTCAAACCACTCGTTCTTGTGTTTAAAACGCTTACGTAGATAATCATGTACCATGCTCTCTGCTACTCTCCTATCTCCAAAGTCTTCATAGTCAAATAACTCATAATCTCTTTCGGGGCTTGATGTTTGATAGTTATTTAGCCTATCTCCTGCGTCTACTGCCATACCTACCTTGACCCAACCTTCCCATGCAGGGTTAGTTATGATGTACACCTGACCTTCTGGATTAGACTTGTAGTTCTCTAGGGAACTAAAGGCCGCATCCTCAAACCCTTTGTACCTTCCTGCTTTGTACAAAGGATGTGTCTTAGGTACGTATTTACCGTTGACATACATTCTTCTAGGGCCATTCTGTTTATTATGCTTGCCGTTAAAACAACCTTTGCACATCTTCTGGCCTCTTTCAGCCATGGAAGGCGCCCAGTTATCTCCTGCAATTAATGACACACCGCAGGAGTAACAAGAGGCTTCAGTGTGTGTCTGCCCAACTGTTTCCGACTTTGTAATCTCCTGTAAGTGGACAGTTGAGTTTGTAGTGGAGTCCTGCGGCTTCAATACAACTGACTGCCAACCGTCCGAAAACCTCTGATTTCTCTTGCTCGACCTCTGTCTGGATTTCATCATGTATGTTTCCTATAATGTTAAACTTTATACCCCATATTGTAGCATACTCTTGCAACAAACACAAGGCTTTCTTCATCACTACGGCTCCTGCTGACTGCAATAGACTGTTCAATGCAGCGTGTTCGGATCGTATTGACACCCGTCTTCTATCCAAGCCAAGAACATAGCCTCTTGTAGCCGCCACTCCAACTCGCTCTCGTAAGTCTCTAAGAGATGGCGTATTTGCGAGGAACTTTTCCTTAAGTCTTCTGCCGTCCTTTGCAGTTCCTCCAACGATACTTCCGACCTTGGCGTCTCCTGCTCCATAAAGGAAAGCGTATATAAAAGTCTTTGCTTGATCTCTAGTGTCAACGCCCGAAGCCAACTGGTTTGCCGTGTGTATATCTCCATTGAGAATTTCATTAGTGTAGTCCTCGTCATTCATGTAATGGGCAAGCATACGCAACTCTAAACCACTAGCGTCACAGCCCACAAGTTTATATCCCTCCGGTACTGTCCACACATCACGACACTCTCTGCCATAGGGTGAATAGACTGCCGGTACTTGACCCATGTTGGGACTAGAGTGCGTCATACGGCCTGTCACAGCACCACACGCATTGACGTACCCATGTACTCTACCATCGTCCTCGACTGCATCTAACCAACTCTGAACCTGTGCTACACGCTTCTGTATCATCAGGTACTCGCCAATCAGGGATGCCTCCGGTATACCTTGCACCTTACTTAGCACTGCCTCGTCTACGATAGGCTGTCCTGTCTCAGTGAACTGCTTGGGCTTCCACCCAAAGTATTGTAGGTATCGTCCTATCTGCTGTCGAGAACCCAAGTTAAACACAGGGTAGTCTATACGGCTGAAGGGAGCGACTGCGGTAGTCCATTGATCGCCTAGAAATTTAAGCCCAACAACCGAATACGTACCATCTTTCTTAGTCTTGGGGGTAATCTCTTTGACAAATGTTGGTAACGGTTTGAAAGTCTGTAACACTTCATCTTCAAGTTCATACTTCTTCTCCTTTAGTTCTGCTAATAATAAGAACGCTTTCTCTTGGTCTAGCGTCCATCCTGTTTTAATCTGTCCACATATAATATCTTGTACTCTATGCTCAAGCTCGATGCTTTCGCTTCCAAAACCAGTAAGCTCAGTGAGGAGTTTCTGGTACACCAGTTTATTAACTCGCACATCTTGGCGACAGTAGTCCACCATATCCTGCGAAAAATTATCCCAATCATTATGTTCTCCTTTTGGTTGTCCTAATACAGTACCCCAGTTATCTAGCGAGTGACCGCCTTCACGCTGTGGGTTAGCTAACCGTGACATGACTAGCGTATCTGTGACTTTACATTTGCTGAAGTCTGTGCCTAGTATCTTCTCAAGAACAGGTATGTCATAGTCAATTATGTTGTGACCTATGATCTCGCACTCTCCTTGATCTAGTAACCACTGATTGAAATCGTACAAAGTAAAACCAGAGAACTCAAAGTATTCCTCCAACCCCATGTGATAGGCAATGATTACCCACACTCTGTCGGGCTTCAAGCCATTAGCTTCAATGTCGAATACAATCTTATCCACTACTAGAACTCCGCTTTATCGTCAGGTACTGGACAGTTAGTCTCAATCATACGCCCAGACTCCTTGTCATAATACAGGTAACAAGCAGGGCCAGTGAGTCCAACAAACCTATTCTTCAGCACACGTACACAGGTGGTGTTACGTATCTCAGGGTCAGCGTGTTGCTGATCTCGCTCTAACCCCAGAACTATGTCGCTAAGTTGCGCGATTGCCGCTGATCCTCTGAGTTCTCCCAAAGAAATCTTACCGCCATCCTCGTGCGCCTTAGCACCGCTTGGTCTACGTAGGTGAGACACAAGGAACAACCCTACGCCTGTCTCCTGAACTAGCTTACGGAGATTGGTCATGATGCTGTCGATAGCCTTACGCTCGTCACCTGTCTCTTGGTCTGACACTACGATGCTGAGATGGTCAAGGATAATCCACTTGCAGTCTAGTCCTTTAGCCATGTAGCGTATGCGTCCTAGCAAGTTATCCTCATTGGTACTGCCCCAGTGGTCAAACATAAAGATACGTCCTGACCCTAACGTGTTGTCCCAGTATCCCTTCTTCTCTTCCTGAGAGACAGACTTGTCCAAGTGCAACTGCTTGTTAGCCTCAATAGACATGATGCCTAGTGCTGTCTTGGGGATGTCCTCCTCCAAGGCAAGGATACCTATGTTATCTTCCGTAGCTCCTAGCAGGTAATGCTCAAGCTCCCTGACAATCTGTGACTTACCCATGCCTGAACCTGAAGTAATAGTCACTAGCTCCTGCTTACGGAATCCATGTGTGTACTCATTGAGACACGCCCAAGGGTAGTCAATGGACTTGACATCAGACTGCTTGATAA